AAAGCGTTAGCGATGTATGAAGTTACAGCGAAGAAAGATAAGCAGATGAAACCTTTTAGCCCAGAGAGACCATGCAATTTGATTGTGACGGTGTATAAGCCAACGAATCGAAGATTAGACACGCCCAATCTTTATCCAACAGTCAAAGCTCTTGTGGATGGTATGACCGAAGCTAAAATTTGGACTGATGACAACGATGACGTGATTAAATCAACAAAGTTCCAATTGGGCGGTTTGAGTGGAAAAAAAGGATATTACAAGTTCGTTTTGACAATTGAAAGTGAGGGTTAAAGATGGTAATGCCAAATTTCGTAGTAGACATAACAGCGTATGATGTAGAAAAATTTGAGGAATTCAAACTGATATTAAACGCAAATGAAATTATATCAATAGCGGAAGATACATTTGAAATCTTTGATGAAGAAACAGGTAATTGGGTGGAGCATAAGGGCTGTGAAGTTTACGTGCATGATTGCTGTTACAAGGTTTTGAATACTTATGAAACTTTTGTTGAATTGGCTTTCCCAGAAACTAAGAAACGAGGTGCGCGTCATGGATAGTGATAATTTAGTGATTGGATTAATTGTCATGCTTGCGGCGTTTATGTGTATTGCTGTTGGCTATGACATTGGCAAACGTGAAAGCAAATCTGAAATTGCAGAGCTAAAGATTGAACTCGAAGATGCTAAGGCACAAATTAAGCTTTTAGAAGAAAATCAAGTAATTGTGTATTACGCCGACAGTTACGGTGGTAACCCATAACGGTACTAGGTCGGTTCGACTCCGACCATGGGTATAGACTAGGGGTCTTAAAAATAAAGAAAAGAGGTTCTATGACGGTTATTTTCCTAGTCGGTAACCTAGAACTCCTTTGGATTTTTTGGTAATTCATTCGGTATCTGTGACGGTCTTTAGTGTGGTTCGATTCCACACGCAGATATACCCAGAATATTTTTTCATAACAAAAGGAGGGAACTCCTTCTTACGCAAATTAGTATATAGCTTTGTTGGTCTACTGGGTGGCTAGCTAGCAAACAGACTGAAATATTTTTTAGAAAAGAGGAATTCCTTAAATCTTTCTGTAAAACATTCTAAAGCAGTTTATCAGTCGACTGTGATTATTTGAAGGCGCTACTTTCCTTATGGTAATTCAATGGCTGGGTCGTGCGCCTGCCCATTTGTGAAACACAAAAAAAAGCCTCGCTCGTGCAAGACTTTTAGCTATATTGGTAATATCTATATTATATCATAAAGGAGCTGTTAGGGTGGGAAAATTGAGCAATTCGCAATTAAAAGCACTTGATGAGTTATTATTCGATTACGTGAGCATTGACCATAAAATTGCTGTGAGAAAGCTAGAAATTAGTGACGTTCCAAATACAGACGAAAACGTAGGTGGTGGACGGTCTAACGTTGTGTCTAAACCGACAGAAACGACCGTAGCGCGCTGGGATAGCGACCAGCGTCTAAATAGCCTGTACGCGCAGAAACACGCCGTGGAGAATACGTTGAATATGTTAGACGACGATATGGAACGCATTTTCTGGCTACGTTGGGCAAGAGGTAGTGTGAATACCTGGGACGCAATTGCTGGTAAAATGCACATGTCAATCAAGACAATTTATCGCAAACGTCAACGAATTTTAGAAATTTTTGCTGATTTTTATGGTTTTTCGTAAAAGTGACAAAAAACACGGTATTTTTGTCACCTAAAATGCGATATTATGTTATCATCAAATGTTTAAGATAAGGACGGGGTTTCTTGAGAGGTCTTACTCGTCCTTATTTTGTTTGTTAGGTCCACAACAGGTCAGGTCACAATGGCTAGAGTTGAAAATAAATGGTAAAGGGTTAAACATCTTGTGACAGATGCCTAAAAAACGATACACAATACAGGTTGAGTGTATCATTGTTTGTCTGTGCAACCTTTTGGATAAGCAGTAGGAACATAGCTCAAATGGCAGAGCGACAGATTTTTAATCTGTAGGTGCAGGCTCAAACCCTGCTGTTTTTATTACGGTCACACGTTTGTGTGGCTTTTTATTTTAGATTGGGGGTGATGGAAAATCACTAAATTAACGTTGAAACAACAGAGATTTGCTGATGAATACATCATCTCTGGAAATGCAACGGATGCAGCTATCAAGGCAGGTTACGCTACAAGGTCAGCTAGGGCAATTGGTCAGGAAAACTTGACAAAACCTGACATAAAATCTTACATTGATGAACGCTTATCTGAAATCCAATCAGAAAAAATAGCTAATCAAGAAGAAGTCATGCAAGTGTTGACTTCGGTTTTACGTGGTGAACGCGAAGAAGAAGTTGTTGAATTGAATAAAGAAACTGGTATGTTTGTTAAAACGACCAAAAGGCCCGACACATCAGCTGTTATTCGTGCAGCAAACGAAATTATGAAACGTTATCCACTGCCTAAAGAGATTAAACTCGAAGCTAACGTCACAACAAACAAACTTGACGGTATTTTGGCACAGTTAGAAGATGATAGCTCATGAGCGACATGATTCTATCTGATAAGTATAAAGCGTTCTTGCGACACAATGCTAAGGCAGAAGCACTCGAAGGGACAACAGCTGCTGGGAAGACAACGGTTGGTGCTTTTAAATTCATGTTAAAAGTCGCTAAGTCATCTAAAAAACTGCACTTCATTGCTTCAAAATCAACAGGTGATGCTGAAAAAAATATCATCAATTCTGATTTGGGCATTGTTGACATCTTCGGTGAATTAGTTGATTATCGTGGGAATGGTAGTGTTGATTACAAGATTCCGCATCTGGTTTATCATATCGATAACAAACCAGAGAACGATAAGATTGTTTTCGTTCTTGGGTACGAAGATAAAACCAAATGGAAAAAGGCACTTGGTTCGCAATTTGGCTGTGGTTACATTGACGAAATCAACACGGCTGATACAGACTTTGTTCAAGAATCAACTATGCGCTGTGACTATTGGATGTGCACCATGAACCCAGACGACCCAACATTACCAATTTACGAACAATACATCAATCGCTTTCGTGCTTTGCCAGAATACGAACGAGACACTCCGAAAGAAATTCAAGAAGAATTAGACAAACAACCAGCGCAACCAGAATGGACGTACTGGTTTTTTAATTTCGACCATAATGCAGGACTGCCAGAGTATAAAAAACAGCAAATTATCAACACAGTAGCACCTGGAACAAAAATTTATAAGAATAAAATTTTAGGGCTTCGTGGTCGGTCAGAAGGTCTTATTTTCTCTATGTTCGAGAGACAGCGCAACGTCATTACACGTAAGCAAGCTAAATCGTTTAGCTATGCGCAGTTTTCGTGTGGTGTTGATACGTCTTATTCTGAACAGTCAAACGACACAATCGCTTTTATTTTCCAAGGTATTACGCGAGACGGTAAGTTAGTAGTGCTTGCCGAACGCGTTTACAACAATAAAGATTTGAGCGGTGATAAGATAGCGCCGTCAGATACAGTCGAGTTATTGCATAAGTTCCTAGACGATTGTAAAGATACTTGGGGGTTTGCACGTAAGATTTACGTGGATAACGCCGACCAAGCAACCATTATGGAGTTGAGAAAATACGCTAATAAATATGGTTTGTTATATGAGTTCATGAATGCGAACAAGAAAATCAAAATTATTGACCGTATTAATTTTATGGCTGGTTGGATGAAACAAGGTTATTACTTCGTTGTTGATGATTGTACGGAACATTTACACGAATTGGACGTCTACAGCTGGAAAGAAGGCAAAGATGAACCAGAGGATAGAAACGACCACACAATTAATGCTTGTCAGTATGGCTTTATTCCGTACATCAAAATGATTGGTGAAAGGCAGAATAATTCTAACCAGTTCGATACGCTTCGGGCTGGTTTTGGTTTGTAATGAAAGGATATTATGACATACAAAGAAATTTTTGTAGATAGCACAGGCAAGAGCAATTTACTTGAATTACGTTTCCACCGAGAAGCACGTATGAGATACAGCGTTCACGACTTAGACACGTTAATTGCTGATGACTATCGCTTACTTAAGGAAATACTACATCATCACGAAACAATACAGAGACCACGTATTCAAGAATTGCTTGATTATGCTGAAGGAAATAATCACGATATCAGTAAAACTGGTCGACGTCGTGATGATGACATGGCAGACACTCGTGCCATTCATAATTTTGGACGTGCAATTGCTGTATTCAAACAAGGGTATTTGGTTGGCAATCCTATTCAGGTTTCTTATGAGGACGACAATTATCAGGAACAATTGGACGAATTAGCTAAGCAAAATGATTTCCACCAGCTAAATCGTTCACTAGTGCTTGATTTATCTAAAACTGGTCGTGCTTATGACCTAGTTTATCGTGCACAAGATGATACGACACGAGCAGTTAAGTTAGATCCGTTAGGGACATTTGTCATTTATGATGACACTCTGGAGATGCACAGTGTCGCTGGTGTACGTTACTATCAAGCTAATCCGTTTGATGACAAGAAAAAAATTGTTGAAGTCTACACACCAAGCGACATTATGACGTTTGAATATGACGGTACGCTTAATGAAATCAGCAGAACCTCACATGCGTTTGAGTTAGTTCCAATTACGGAATACATGAATAATTCAAACGGATTAGGTGATTATGAAACAGAGCTGTCATTGATTGACTTGTACGACGCTTCTCAATCTGATACAGCTAACTATATGCAGGACTTATCAGACGCTATTTTGGCTATTATAGGTCGTGTTAACTTCCCAGCCGACTGTGACACATCAGCGAAGCAGATTGAGTACATGCGTAAAATGCGCAAAGCTCGTTTGTTAAACTTAGAACCACCCATTGACCAAGAGGGCAACGAAGGAACAGTTGACGCTAAGTATTTGTACAAGCAATATGATGTCAACGGCACAGAGGCTTACAAGAAACGTGTTGTTAATGACATCCATAAGTTCACTAACACACCAGATATGACCGATGATAATTTCGCTGGTGTTCAGTCTGGTGAAGCTATGAAATGGAAAGTGTTTGGTCTTGACCAGGAACGCGTTGACATGCAAGCTTTATTTGAAAAGTCTCTTAAACGCCGTTATCGTCTAGTGGCTAACATTGGTAAAGTTGCTAGTGAAATGACGGACTTTGATGTGTCTAAGTTGACTATTACATTCACGCCAAATTTACCTGCAGACACTTCGACAGTTATTGATAACGCTAAAGACCTATACGGTGTAGTTAGCGACGAAACAGTCTTTGATATGCTGCAAACGGCGACTGGCATTGACGCAAAAATTGAAATGGAACGTTTGAACTCTGAAGAACCACAAGAACCAGAGCCAAGAGTTGGCGAGGTGATTGCCGATGACGAAGACGCATAATAATTATTGGCAAAAGCGTAGTGATGACATTATGCGTTATGTTGACGGTACAGATATTGACATGTTCGCTGAACTGCAAAAGATTTATGTTGAGCAATCAGCAGAAATTCAGCGTGATTTATTCGCCTTTGTGACACAATACGCAGACGATAATAAAATAAGCTATTCTGACGCCCTACAACGTCTTAGAGGTGTTGACCTATCAAATTATCAAGCTAACGCTAAGAAGTACCGTGAGCAAGCCGAGAAAGACCCAGAATTGCTGAAACGGCTTAACGAACAGTACGCTAGTTCAAAAGTCACACGATTGGACGCGTTAAATCTTGAAATGACATATAAAATTGGTGTTATGCAAGGTGTTCTTGAAACGTCATTTGAAAACTATTTGAAGTCAACTGCTAAGTATGCTTATAAGAAAGCTATAGGTGGCAATAGTGGGGCTTTAAATGAACCAGCGCTGAAAGAACTTATCAATACACCGTTTAATGGTCGAAATTATTCGCAGCAATTGTGGGGCAATACTGATGATTTAGCCAGGGATTTGAGAGATGTTCTAAAACGTGGTTTTATTCGTGGTGATGATGTTCGTAGTATGGCTGGTGAGCTGGCTAAGAAATACAATGTAGCACGTTCACGAGCGCAAACATTAATACGCACAGACGGCACAGCGATTATTAATCGCGCAACGATTGAGCGCTACAAAGATGCAGGTTTGAAATATTATCGTATTTCCGTTCACTTGGATAGTCGGACGTCTGACATCTGCCGTGAAATTTCCAGAGAGGATAAGCGTTACAGCTTAGATGAATTCGAAGTTGGCGTAACTGCACCGCCGTTTCATTATAATTGTCGGTCTGCTGTTATTCCTGATACTGATGAAATTGATGAAAAAGAACTTGAAAACCTCAATACTTCAAGTTATAATCAAGACATGACAGATTTACAAAGTAGTGGTGCTATATCAGCACGGCGTGGAAACATTAAAAAACAACAAGATGCCTTTGCGGAAAGGTATTATAATCAGCTACGTAATTCAAAACGTGATACCGTTATTGATAAAATGTCAGCTTCGAGTGGTGTTGATAAAGAGACAGTCGGAAATGCTTTGTCACACATCTTAGATAACACTTATCAGCTGTGGGATAGTGAAGCGTTTGAATATCGTGATAGAAATTTTTATCCACACTATGACATGGCTCAAAGTTTTCAGCGGTTAATGCTTGGAAATCCTAAAGAAAGTGATATAATAATGTTGAAGCATGAGAGTTTAGAAGCGTTTTATATGAACGAGTATAAAATGACATATGATGACGCGCATAAGCTCGCTAATGAAAAATATAATTATCAGGAGGCAGATAATAATGGTTAAAATTGATACACAATTAATTACATTGTACAAAGTCAAAGATGATTCTAATATTCGCCAGTATTCTGTCGTTACTGGTGATAGTCATGGTGTCGCTACTTATGACAAAATGAGTCAATCTTATCAATACAGCGGTGACAATTTGGCAGAATTTAGCGATTTTGTTGAGGACATGTTGACTAACAGCGTTCTTAAAAATAAAATTTTGCCAGATAAAATCGTTCATGGGTTTGGGTGATTTTGTATGATGTCAAGACCGTCTAAAGAAGTTTTGACTTTTTCTAAAGTTATTCGCCGTTGGATTGTTGGAGATGAAACAATTTCTGGTAAGAAAAAATTCATTTTCAGAGAAGACACTCCAGCTGATATTTTAGAACTTTACGAAGAAATCAAACCTAAACTAGATTTCGCATATTAAACGTTAAGCACTTAGAATTTTCTAGGTGCTTTTCTTATGCTCTGAACTGTTCGGAATTTCCGAATGGTTCTTTTTGTGGAAGATTACTCAAGCGGTTAAGAGGGCAGGTTGCTACCTTGTTAGGCGTGTAAAAGCGTGCGTGGGTTCGAATCCCACATCTTCCGTTGACGTGGCTAGTCGTTAAATAAGCCAAATAATAACTTACTAGCGTGGCTTATTGCGTTAGGTATGGAATTACATTCGGACAAGACTAGAAAACGTGAGACGTCCGTTTTCGTGGCTTTAAGAATGTCTGGAAGTATCTAGCAAGATAGGACTAGCATGGAGGAATAAAAATGGAAAAAGAACTTTTAGCGCTTAATATGCGTAACTTACAACTTTTCGCTGACGGTTCAGACGGCGGTGCCGATAATAATAGCGGTACTGGTGCAGAGGGCAACGACAACAATAACAACGGTGCCAAAACTGGCGCTGATGACAACGGTCAAGAGTTCAAAGGTCCGCAATCACGGTCAGAATTAGACAGTCTTACGAATAAAGCTGTACAGAAAGCTTTAGAGAATTACAAAAAAGGTGAGCAAGAACGTATTGAACAACGTATTGCTGAAGCTCTGAAAAAAGAAAAAGACTATGCTAATTTATCAGCTGCTGAGCGTGCCAAAAAAGAATTCGAAGACAGTAAGTCGGCTTTTGAACAAGAAAAAGCACAATTTGAACATGAAAAATTAGTCGTTCAAGTTGAAAAGGACCTTGTTTCAAAAGGGTTACCAGCTGATTTTGCCGAATTGCTAGCTGTTGGTGATGCTGAACAAGCACTTAAACAAGTCAGCAAATTCGAAAAAGCCTTTAACGACGCTGTTAACGCTAAAGTCAAAGCGTCATTACGTCAGCCAGCACCTAATGTAGGTGGTAATGGTGCTTCACAAACGAATTATGGTGCAAGTCTTGCCAAAAATTCAATCAAAACTGGTGAGAAACTATTTTAAAGGAGAGCTTATATGCCAACTAAGAAATTATTTGGAAATGCTGAAATTCTTCACAACTTACCTTATGAAGCAATTTCAGTTACTGTTGATAAGTCAACAACAGGAACAGTTACAGAAAATGCACGTACTATTCTAAAAGCTGGTACGTTAATCGCTGGTGACGGTGCTTCAATCTTTGATGACCGCACCAAGAAAGTAAAAGCTAATGCAGAAACACCAGATGGCGTTTTGCTTTATGACGTTGATGTAACAGAAGAAGACGCAGTCGCAAGTCTTGTCTATCGTGGTACTTTACGTGAAGACAAAGTCAACGGTGGTACAGTACCAGAAGAAGTTAAAACTGCATTGAAACATATTCAATTTGTGAAAGGAGTTTAATATATGCCTTTAATTTACGATATTATCACAGCAGGAAATGTCGCTGGTTACTGGAACGCTAGTCAACAAGAAGTTGATTCAACAATCGGTGAAAAAGTATTCCCAGCTAAAAAACAACTTGGTCTTAAATTATCATATGTCAAAGGTGCGTCTGGTCGTCCAGTCGTTTTGAAACCATCTGCGTTTGACACAAAAGCAACACTTCGTGAACGTATGAACGTTGAATTGATTGATAAAGAAATGCCATTCTTTAAAGAAGCTATGCTTGTCAAGGAAGCTGACCGTCAACAATTGAACGTTATCGCTCAAACTGGTAATCAAGCACTTATCGATACAATCACAGCTGGTTTGTTTGATGACACAACAACATTGCTTTCTGGTGCTCGTGCACAATTGGAAGCTATGCGTATGTCTGTTCTTGCGACTGGTAAAATTGCTGTTCTATCAAACGGTGTCGCCCTCGATTATGATTATGGCGTTGAAGAAGATCACAAAGGTGCAGTTAGTACAGCTTGGTCTGATGCAGAAACTGCAACACCACTCAATGATATTGACGCAGCTATCACAGCAATCGAAGAGTTGGGCAATAAAGCGGAAGTGCTTTACATGAACGCTAAAACATTTGCGCAACTTAAAAATGCTAAGTCTACAACAACATTGATTAAACCACTTGCACCAACAGGCGCAGCAGTTACAAATCAAGAACTTAAAGACTACATTCAAGATAACTACGGTTTGACAATTGTTGTTAAATCTGGCACTTACAAAGATGCTAACGGTGAAATTAAGAAATATTTCCCAGACGATAAAGTCACTTTCGCACCTAATGCAGCGCTTGGTTCAACAACATTTGGTACGACACCAGAAGAAAGTGATTTGATTGGTGGCAATAACGCTGTTGAAGTATCTGTTGTTGATACTGGTATTGCCATCACAACTAAAAAACTTGATGATCCAGTCAACGTCCAAACAAAAGTGTCAATGATTGCTTTACCTTCATTTGAAAACATTGACGAAGTTTATATGCTTAGCACAACACCAGAAGTTTAAGCGGGAGGTATTAAATGGCAGAAGTAATTGCAGGTTTTCGAGACAAAGAAACACGGGTTGTCTATGTAATCGGTGACGATTACGACGGTGACCGTGTGGCTGAACTCACAAAAGCTGGTTTCTTAAAAAAAGAAACTACAAAGAAAGCTGCTAAATAATAAACGGGAGGTGTTCAATGACACCACTTGATGAAACTAAAATTATCCAAAATGTAAAATTGGATTTAGAAATTACTGATAATTTACAGGACAATTTACTAGAAATGCTGTTAGAGCGAGTGATAAAACATTTTAAAGCAGAATATGGCGTGGCTGACATTGACGACGCCTATTCATTTATCTTTGAAGATTGTGTTATCAAGCGATTTAATAGACGTGGTTCAGAGGGGGCGCAGTCAGAAAGTGTGGAAGGTCATTCAGTTTCCTACTATGAAAACAAAAACGAGTTTCTACCCTATGACGATATGTTACAAAAAGTTTTTGGACAGTCTGGACAGTCACGACCAGGGCGGGTATTTATCTTATGAGATATGCTGATAGAGTGATTTTAATCACCGAAACAACCGAAACTGATTTTTTAGGCGATAAGGTTATTAAGAAAGAAAGCCAACCGATACCATGCTTCCGTGGTGGACTAACCATTGAAGAACAAATAGCAGTTTTTGGAAAGTACAGTTCTGATAACTTTAAATTATACCTAAAAGGCTACTATGATGGATTTGAAACAGTAAAATATCACGATAAGACGTTAATGATCGCTGGCAAGATTCATCACAATAACCATACGGTGATTTACTTATGAGTATCAAATATAGCATTAAAGGTGTTGACAAATATGTTAAACGGCTGAAAAACAAAAGCAAGCAGGCACAAGCCGCCACAGACCGTCAATTGGAACTGTCCAGCTTGCGTATTGAACGTAGCGCGAAAGTAAACGCACCAGTTGACACAGGAATGCTGAAAAATACGATTTTTTCAGTCAAAGCAGGTAAACTTACCTACAAAGTGGTTAGTCCTGTTCGATACGCAATATATGTGGAAAAAGGGACCCGTAAAATGCGCGCACAGCCTTACTTAAAACCAGCAATCGACGCTGAACGACCTAAATTAATCAGTAATCTACGCAAAATTTATAGTAAATAGGGGTGATGTATGACAACTTATTCACCATCAACTTTATTTTTGAAAGAACTACACGATAGATTGGAAGTGTTAGCTATTCCAATCTATTTTAAGTTGCCTAATTCAGACGTTCTAGAGCCTTTTATTGTGATTGGGTCTAATTCATCAGATATGTCACAAACAGCGCAAACAGGGGCTGTTATTGAGGATATAACAGTGAATATTGACATCTTCTTAGACAGCTCAAGTAGAACTGACGCAGAAGAAATTAAATCTAAGGCTTTACGAGCGTTAGGGCGCAGAAATGCAACAGCTAACATTATTCCAGATAATAGCATAGGACGTGAAGTGTATCACGTTTCTATTGCTGTATCTGACACTATTTATTAAAAAGGAGACATACTACATGGCAGAAAATGAACAAATTAAAGTAACGACTGCTAAACCATTGTCTGGTAAGAAAGTCTTTTACTTTATTCAATCTATTCATGCTGAAATCGGCAGTAATGCTATTCTACCTGCTTATCGTACAGACGGTAGTTTGACACTTGGCGCTGAGTATTCAGATGAACAAACTCAACAAGGTCTTTTGCTTGATAAAACAAGTACTAGTCACGAAATCGAATTGACGACTAAATTTGCACCAAAAGACCCTTCCGTTGATGTTTTGGAACAAGCAAACGACACAGGGGAATCAGTCAAAATTTGGCGTGTACTTGTTGATGAAACATTGAAAGAAGACGCTGACGGTAAATCAGTATACCCAGCCAAGTTTGGTTATGCCAAAATCGGTGATATTGAATACAATGACGGTATCGAAGATATTATCGAAGCAACTTACCCAGCTAGCATTGTTGGTAAACTTCGCAATGGTAAATTCCCATTGACTGACGAAGAAATCGCTTTGCTTGATGAAGTTTACGAATATCAAAACCCAGGAGAAACGACTGGCGACTACGATAACATCAAAAAAGGCGAATAACACGTCAAAGGTTGGATATTACATCCAGCCTTTATTTTTTAGTTAGGAGACAACTCACCTTATGGAATTTAAAGTTAAAAACAAAATCATTGAAATTAAGTTTGACTACCGCACAATGTTTAAAGTCGACAAACAACTTGCCACTAAGAACAAAGAAACTGGTGCAAGTAACAATGACGGCGTCGGAACGTTGTTTAACAACATTCTAAATCGTAATGATGAAGGCATTGTTGATTTGATTACTTTGTCAGCTAATAAAGCGTTTAGTAAAGCTATTTCAGAAGATGACGCTATCACAGCGATTGAAAATTGGTTAGTGGATAATGATGCTGATGACACAGAAAGCTTGTTTGAAGAAATTCAACAAGAAATGGTTGACTCTGGTTTTTTCAAGAACAAGATTTTGAAATATATCGAAAACTTGGAAACAGCAGTAGAGTACATGAAAGCGCAAGAGGACAGCGAAGCGCTTCAAATCGAAATTACCGAAAAACTTATTGGCAAGATGAAAAGCGCGCTATCTTAACCGAATGCGCACGTCTTGGCTTAACAGATTTAGAAACAATTTACTCTTGCAATAAATGGGAACTTGACGCGATTTTAGAGGGGCTTCACTACAGACAAATTGACTTTCGCGAAAATCTGTCAGAGCTTGCAATGGAACTGCGCTACACTATGAACGCTAAACGTGCTAGTGCCAATAAACTTAGCAAGAAGAAAGACAGAAACAAAGTCAAACAAGCTTTTCACGCAAACGATAGTAAGCAGAAAACAACTGACAGTGGTCTTGCTGAACGTCTGCAAAAAGTCAATGACCATTTCATGAACAGATAAACAGAAAGGAGGAGTTATATGGCAGAATTTGATGGCTCGATTTATGCCTATGTTGGTGCTGATATTGCTGACTATCAAGCTGCAATGGATAAGATTTCCGCAGCTACACAACGTGCTTTTCAAAAAGCACAAGACGCAGCAGTCAATAATTCTAATCGTTTGGTTCAAATGGTTGGTCAGATATTATCACAGCTAGCTAACAACGGTGAATCACTTGGTAAACGATTAGGAACAGCATTCAGCACAGGTTTAAATCTGTCTATTGGTGAAATTCAACGTATAGCTTCAGCAATTGGCGAAAAGATACCTCAACCCATAAAAAATGGGTTCACAACTGCCCTAACAGCTATCCAGAACGCTGTTCAAGCAGTTGCTAATAAAATACCCCAGCCAATTCAAAACGCCTTTACAAAGGCAACTAGTGCGGTTTCTAGCTTTGCGACAACAACGACTAGTAAAATTGGGTCAGCCTTTAGCACGATTAGCTCAAAAGTAAGTAGTGCTTCAAACACAATCAGCAATTCATTTGTTGGTAAATTAGGAAGTAGCATTACTAATTTAGGAATGAAAGCGGCAAGTGTTGCTACTAAAATGGCTAGTTCGCTTGGTTCTGGCTTTTCAAGTGTGAACAGTAAAGCAAGTAGTGTTTTAAACAGTATTAGCCAGAAATTCGCGAACACGTCAACGGCTGGTGAAAAGCTACGTAGTACAGTAGCTAGCATTGTGTCAGCGTTTAGTTTAATGGCAGTAGCAAAAGCTGGTATCAATGCTGTTAAAAACGCTATGGACGGCGCTATTAGTCGTTACGACACCATGAACCAATTTCCAAAAGTCATGCAGTCATGGGGATATGCGACTGAAGATGCTGAACGTGCTATCAATAAATTAAAAGACGGTATCGACGGTTTACCAACTACACTTGATGATGTGACATCAAGTACGAAACGTTTAGTAACAGCTGGTCTATCACTTGATCAAGCGAGTGGTGTCGCACTCGGTTTGAACAATGCCTTTATTCTAAATGGCTCTAGCGCTGACCAAGCAAGCAACGCTTTGGAACAATACAGTCAGATGATGGCGGCTGGTAAAGTTGATGCGCAGGCTTGGCGTTCTGTCAATGACGCAGCAGGTAAAGCACTTAATGACGTTGCTGAAGCTATGCTCGGTGCTGGTCATAATTCAAATGACTTGTACGACGCTTTGAAAGACGGCAAAATCACAATGGACGATTTCAATAACAAGATAATTGAGATGTCCGAAGCTACTGGTGGTTGGGCTGAACAAGCCTTAACAGCGTCTGGTGGTATTAAAACTGCGATAACCATTGCACAGTCCGCGGTAACTCGTGGTGTTGAAAGCATGATACGTGCTTTTGATGACGCAGCAAGCGCTAATGGCTTACCAACCATTACACAGATGATTTTGAACTTAAAACCAGCGATTGGCTCAGTCTTCAGTAAATTATCCGATTGGATAGGTAAGGCTGTTACTGGTTTTGCAAAGCTAAAATCATCTATCAATATTGATTTAAGCCCAATTAAAAACGCTATTAGTAGCGCTGTTGCTGTTATTGATAATTTCTTTAACGGTTTTTCTGAGGGCGGAGATAAAGCCAAACAAGCTGTAACGACTCTGATTGGTGAAATTGCTAAAATTGGTCCTAAAGCTGTTGCAGCATGGGCGCTTTTGAATCCAAAGAGTGCGATTGCAAGTATGACACCACTGACTAAAACGCTAGGCAAAATTGGTGTTAGCTTAGGCAAAGTTTCGGTAGAAGCTGTCAAAGGTTCATCAACAATCGGAAACGCCTTAGGGGTCGTCTCTGCAGGTCTTTTGAAACTTGATAAAGAAGGTAATGCGACTGCTACAGGTCTTCGTAATGTTGCAGGTCAAAGTGTGTCAGTCATGTCAACTATGGCAAATAGCATTACTTCAATAGCTGGCGTAGCGCTTTCTGTTATTGGTCCTGCAGCAATTCTTGGTTTAGTCGTCGCTGGTCTTGGTTTAATCAACAGCCAGTTTGGCACACAGATTGACCAATTGTTGAATATGGTCACAACTAAAGGACCACAAATTATTACTAATCTAGTGGCTGGTATTACAAGCAGACTGCCAGAATTGATTGCCTCTGGTGCAGATTTAATCGCTAAATTTGCCAATGCGTTTACAGTTATGTTCCCAGTCATTGTCCAAGCTGGTGTTGATTTAATCTCTAGTCTTGTTCAAGGCGTAGGAGCTAATGCAGGTAGCTTAATTGCGTCAGCAGTTCAAGTTATCGGTACGTTTATTAGTTCGATTGCTAGTGCATTACCACAATTATTGTCAGTTGGTATGGACTTTATCGCTAACATTGTTAACGGTCTTGTTCAAAATTTGCCATTGATTTTAGAGTATGCGCAACAAATTGTGACTAATTTTGGTCAAAGTTTGTCTGCTAATATGCCAAACATCATCTCTAAAGGTATTGAGATTATTACTAACCTAGTTCAAGGAATTATCCAAAACTTACCGACGATTATTTCAATCGCTACACAAGTTATTACTGGCTTTATTTCTGGGCTGGCTAGTTACTTACCTCAAATCTTACAAGCTGGTGTTCAACTCATCATTATGTTAGTTCAAGGCATTATCCAGAACTTGCCTAATATTGTGCAATCAGCAGTTCAAATCATTCAATCATTGCTACAAGGTATTATTGAAAACTTACCGTCAATCATTTCAGCTGGTATTCAGTTAGTTGGTCAGTTGGCAGCAACGATTATCCAAAACTTGCCAACAATTGCAGCGGCAGGGATTCAGTTAATCGTTGGTCTTGGTCAAGCAATGCTTGAAGCCATTCCGAATGCACTAAAAGGTGTTTGGGACGGTATTAAGAACGGCTTTACTTCATTGTGGGACAGTATCACTGGTAAAAGCTCTGAAACGACCGCGAAAGTCAGCTCGGACGCTACTACAATGACGACAAATGTCGGCACACAAACAAGCGCTATGAGTACGCAAACTGCTGCAGATTTAACCTCTGCATTTAACAGCATAAGCACTAACACAGCGCAAGCTAATGCTAATGCTACTGCAAATGCTCAAGCTATGAAAGACAACGTCACACGTTTAAGCGGTGAAATGTCTTTCCAAACAATTAATGACGTTAATAACTTAGCGACTGGTGTTGGCACAGGTATGGAAAGTGCAGGACTTAACGCTATCACTAAAACGCAAGACATGAAAGATAATGTCACTCGTATTAGTGGTGAAATGAGTACACAAACCATTAATGACGTTAATAATTTAGGTCTTGGTGTTGATACTGCAATGACAACCGCAAGCGCAACCGCTACTAATAATGCTCAAATCATGAAAGATGGTGTCACACAGCGCAGCGGTGAAATGAGCATGCAAACTATTGATGATGTCAATAATCTTGCTAACGGCATTAATACTGGTATGACAACTGCTAGCACGAACGCAACAACACAAGCTCAAACTATGGCAAATGGCGTTAATACTGCAACATCTAACATGAATCTTGACGCTGTTAACCAAGCACTTAGCTTGTCAGCTGGTGTGTCTAGTAACATGCAAAATGCCCAAGCTAACGCAACCAGCGCGGCACAGGCGGCAAATAGCGCTGTAAGTTCAAACTTTAGCACTATGCAAGCAAATGCCAACAGCTCAGCTAGCGGTTTATCAAATAACGTGACATCTGAGCTTAATTCGGCTGCTTCATCTGCCAACTCAGCGTCATCAAAAATGGCGTCAAATATCACTAATAACTTTAACAAAGCGAAGTCATCTGCTACATCAGCTATGAACGGCTTGACGTCAACGGTTACTAGTGGCATGAACAAAATCAATAGTACAGTAACATCAGCTGGAAACAAGATGAATTCAACCTTTACAAGCACGTTTAATAAAGTGAAAAGCGTTGCGCAATCTGGTATGAATAGCTTACGTTCAGCTGTTTCAAACGGTATGAACAGCGCTGTTAGTGTAGCGAATAGTGCTGGAAGTCGTATGGTTTCTATCATGAATGGCACAAGTGCTGGTATGCGTTCAGCTGGTTACTATGCAGGCGCTGGTTTTGCGAACGGTCTTGCAAGTAGCGCAGCTAACATTTACGCAGTCGCTAACTCGATTGCTGCAAATGTTAGCGCCAAAATTAAAAGTGCGTTAGATATTCACTCGCCGTCTCGTGTGATGAAATCGCTCGGTGGCTATACTGGTGAAGGCTTTGCTATTGGTATGGCAGACTGGATAGGTAAAATCAATGACATCAGTAAAGAATATGCCTTAGCTGTTACAGACCAAAGCTGGGGTGTTAATAGCACTATGGCAATTGCTGGTAGTGTTAGCACATCTGGCGTTTCATCATCACTTGATAGCTTGTCAGATGAAGTTAAAAATACTAGTTTGTCAGAGCCAGTCTTTGAAGTACACAACGAATTGGTTGGCGACAAGATTTACACGACCGTTAAACAGCATGAAGCGCGAGAAAGCGCCAAAGATGACTACTTTAATTATTAAGAGGGGGTGAACAATGGATCTATTAATTACAAAAGGAACAACGTCAGTCAAACTTTCTGACTACGGCTTTTACAATATTGATATTGACGATATCGCACCTGAAATCTCTCTTGATAAGCGGTCTGTTACTGGTCGCAATGGTACGGTCTTCGGTGGTGCGACATTTACTGCTAAAACGATTAAAGTAACTGGTCGTGTAGCAGTAGCAACTATCCAAGACTTTATGGCTAAGAAAGACGATATTAATGGCTTGTTGTTAGACGACGAGCCATTTTATATCACCAAAATGTATCCTAACAATGCCGATTTTTACAATTTCCAAGTCCCAGGTCAGACCACAGGTGATTTAGATTTAATTAATCAAGCACATACTGCTTGGCATTATCGTTGGAAAGTAACTGCTAGCGAGCCGACATTTTCATTTGTTGGCAATTCTGGGCAAGGGTTAAAATATGACTTTTCCGTAGTGTTTATCACAGCAGCAATGCCATATGGTGAAACGGAAGCTAAAGACATCACGTTAAGTGGTGGTAACTTTGCTTATGCAGGAACAGCGAAATTGTCGCAATTAGAAGTACCGTTCGTCGTTGAGCTGACCTCGACAGGCGGTCAGTCTAGCTTTTATCTTGAAATCGGTAACAAACGGTTTACTTATACGCAATCAGGCAATATCAATGCTGGCGCTGTATTTAAAATTACAGGCATTGAAACAACTAAAGACCTTGTTAATGTCAACGCCAAAACCAATTACAGTTATTTTGTGATTGAGCCAACACCAACAAAAACAGTCACTTATAAGACTAATTTCAATGGCTCAATTAAGATTTTAAATTTCATGGAACTTTACAAGTAAGGGGGGTGATAGATTGATTACATTTTTAGATGAAAATGACGTTGAATATGGCGCACTTGCTACTATCAAAGCGACCAATGCTGTCAATGGTGAACGGTCGCTAACTGGAACAGTCATATCTGGTGATTACGTTCTGGCTAACATTGAGCGTGGCTGGCGTTTGCGATTTGATGATGAATATTATGTCGTGACTTACGCTAAACCAATCGATGAAGGCAAAGACGTTCAAGTGACGTTTGACGCTGTTCATCAGTTCTTTTGGGATTTTGATAAGTCATCAGTCTATAGCCAGTTAAGCGACGGCTCACATACTTTTGTTGCTTACCTTGATTTTATTTTTAAAGATAGCAGTTATTCTTACACAGTTGATACTGCTTTGAATGTTTATGCGTTTGAAAAGGAATCATTTGGTCTGAAAAGTCGTTTAACCTTATTCAATGACGTTATCACATCTACTGGTGTTGAATTTCAAGTTAACGGTAAAGTTGTTCGTATCTTAGAAAAAGTCGGCACAGACTTATCAACAGTCGTCCGAAAGCATTTCAATATGAACGAGTTAAGTATTGAAAAAAACATTGGTGATTTTGTCACTTACCAAAAAGGCTATGGCGCTTATTTTGACGAGGAAGACCATTCCAAAGGACGGCTAGAGGTTGAATACACAAGCACCTTAGCCAGTGTTTATGGCAAGCTAGAAGCTGAACCGCTTGTTGATGAACGTTACACCCAAAGCAGTAGCTTGTTAGCTGCTTTGAAAGCAAATGTTGATAATTCTTACACCATTTCTGTTAGCCTTGACATGGAAGACTTGACTCGTGCTGGTTATAAATACACACAACCAACTGCTGGTGATTATATCATGGCAATTAATGAAACGCTTGATTTCCAAGAAAAAATCAGAATTGTGTCATTTACTAGCGAGTACGACGTTCAAGGGATTCTTGTCAAACACGAGGTGACTTGTAATGATATTGGCACAGCCAAGAAACTAACTGCTAGCTACAATACAACAAAACGTCAGGCGTCAACTGCTTCAATCAATGCCACAAGAGCTTACAGCATAGCTAACAGGGCTCTTGTTTCTGCTGACGGAAAGAATACAAATTATTACGGTAACAGCTTTCCAAAAGATAGTCCAAAAGGCACACTAAAAACTGGTGATTTATTGTTTTTGACTGTCGGTGATACGGTTAAGCAGTATTATTGGAATGGTGCAGATTGGATAATCAATCCAGTTGTTAGTGACGTTGAGGCATTTAAGGAACAGATAGCTGAGGAACTTAAAGACGTTCCAGACCGTGAAGAATTCGAAGCAACTATTGCGCAAGAACTCGCCACATCAAAAGCAGAACTTGAAACGCAGATTGACACAGCTAAAACGCAAGCAGAATCAAATGCTAAAGCATACATTGATGAAATCAACCAGGCCACAGCAGAAGTTGCTGAACAAGCGAATACGACTGCTAACAGCTTGAAATCTGATTTAGCCAAAGTGCAGACTGATTTAACTGCCACAACGTCAACTGCAAATGCTGCTAAGACGTCAGCGAGTGAAGCTAAACAGCAACTCACCGTAGTAGCTAATGACTTGAGCACAGCGAAGCAGGACTTGCAAGCACAAGCTAGTCAGTTGACTGCACAAGCTAGCGCACAGTCTGAACTAACCAAACGTGTCTCAACAGTTGAAGAAACCGCAAATGGTACGAAGCTGACTGTTAGCGAGCTAAGCAAAACAGTAGATAGTAATACCAAAAATATCACTAGCGTTACTGCTCGGACTAAAATCGTTGAAGATGATTTGACGAGCACGAAGACAACGCTATCGCAAGTTAAGACGACTGCGGATAATACGAGCAAGAAAACAGCTACGCTTGAAACTGGTTTGAATGGCTTGAGTGCTAAATTCGAAAACTTGCAAATTGGTACTAAGAACATTCTGCGAAACACGTCAACGATTCCTCTTGGTAATACTGACAGCTACAATAAGGGAACGTGGCAAACTTTATCTGGTGGTAATGGTACAATACAAGTCTTTGATGTTGACGACGCACCGAGACCCGAAATTACAAAGGCTATCCGTATCGTTGGCAATACCAACGGTGGTAACAAAGACATAGGTCAACGTACTATCCCAGTTGATTTTGGCGAACAGTACACTGTTAGTTGTTGGGCTCGTGTGTCAGCGCAATCTGACACTGATTCGGTAACTTTGCTAATGCGCTGTTGGACGACAAGCGCAGTCAATCGAGAGCTTAAAACAGCTATTTCAAACACGGAATGGAAACGCTACACGCTGACATTCACAACCGAATCAACAAATAACCACTCATTACAATTCGGTCAGTCCGGCGGTGGTGTGATTGAAATTTGTGGTATGCAACTTGAAAAAGGCAATATCGTGTCTGATTATTCGGAAAACGATTGGGATTTATCGCAAAAGGTTGCTGAATACAAACAAACCGCAGACCAAAACTACGCTAGTTTGCAGTCCAACTTACAAACACTTGACGGTACGGTCAAACAGAACAAGTCAGAGTTTAACCAGACGGCTAGTCAAATTAAAAGTAGTATTTCGGCAGTCGAGGGTAAGATACCGACAACGATTGGAGCTCGTAATTACATCAGAAGTTATGGCTTGACGGCTACTGGTTGGACATCTAATAAAGCAGGTTGGAAATTCGAGATTATATCAGACAGTACAGCTAAAAGTGGTCAATATTTAAAAGCTACTTGTACAACTGCAAGTACAAGTGGTGGCGGTTTTTACAAAAACTTGTTTGATTTTTCTGACGGTCGTTTTTTCGGCAAACAGATGACATGGGCTATGGATATTAAGTTATCCAAAGCTAAATATATTAAGATTGGTCCTGAATGGGGCAAAGCTTATCTTAATATCAATGCAACGACGGAATGGCAACGCTATAGCAATACTTTTACAGTTGCGACAACAACAGAATATAAGCAGTGGATTGTTTATACCAATGACAATGTCTGGAATGTCGGCGACATTGTTTACATTCGTGACGTACAGCTCGAAGATGGTTCGATTGCAACAAGTCCTGTACCTGCTATCGAGGACACCGAATCAGACATCACTAAACTAAATACAACACTAACTCAAACCGCAAACGGTCTTGAACAGCTAAGTACGCAAGTAACGTCACAAGGAAACACAATTACATCACACACTAACTCGATTAATTCGTTGACTACTGGCTTATCTGCTAAAGTCTCACAGACTGATTTCAATACGTTAAGCGGTCGTTTGACGACTGCTGAAAACAACATCACAGCGAAAGCTAACGAGTTAAGCAGTAAGATTAGTAGTGTCGAAGGTAATATTCCAAGTGGTGAAATGAACCTTGTCGAGTATGGCAGACCAGCTGATGGCTACAGTCCATATAAGAATGCAGAATACTCAACACACCCATTTTATTACAATAGCGCTTATAAAATGTATATCATTAAAAATACAGCTACAAGCGAAAAAACGTTAGGCATGAATCGCTTTAAAGTTGAACGTAATACTGATTATACTTTGTATTTTAAAGGTTTTAACAATAGCGCTATTACTCATATGGATGTCTGGTTTTTGAAACGTGTTAGTGGAAGTACAAAGGATTTTGACTCAGCACAAATCTTAGTTAGCGGTCGCAAGTTATCAATTTCAAAAGCAGAAGATGTTTCAGTAACTTTCAATACTGGTAACTACGATGAAGGGTTTATTCGTTTTGATAACAACGGTTCAACACCTGCGGGTACGGAAGCTCAGCTATTTTTCGGTGATGTTTCAGTTAAAAAAGGCAAATCAAACAACGGTTGGAGCCCTTCACAAGCTGAACTAGCAAGTAGTCAAGATTTAAAGATTGCGCAGTCTGAAATCAAAATGACTACTGACTTGATTTCAATGAATTTATCTGCATTAGATGATTCAACGGTTAAGACAGCTAGTTTGACCATTAACACAGATGGTGTGGTTATGAAAGCTGGCAAGTCAACGACTGATATTGCTAACGCTATCGGTTCTTATTTCAGTGTTAACCAAAACGCTATTAATCTGTTCTCTGACAAGATTAATGTCAAAGGCAGTATGATTGTTGACGGTGCTATCACAAGCGCTAAGATTGCCAGTAAGTCAATCAACACGGCACATCTAAACGGTAAAATCATTACTGCTGACGTGATTTCAAGCAATGCTGTCACAGCTGACGCGATTAAAGCAGGTGCTATTACGACTGACAAAATGACAGCGAACAGTATCAATGGTGACCGTATTACAGCAGGCACGTTGGATGCAGCTAAAATCAAGGCTGGTAGTATTACAGCTAGTCAAATCGCAAGTGGTACGATTACAAGTGACCAGATCAAGGCTGGTGGCATTAGTGCAGCAAATATTGCGACTGGTGCGATTACCACTGATAAGATAGCAGCTAACAGCATTAATTCAAACAAAATTGTTTCAAGCGGTTTGACAGCAGATGTTATCAAAGGTGGTTTATTACAGTCGCTTACTAATTCGACATATTTTCAATTAGATGATGGTAAGTTATTTTTTAACAATAATAATACGGGTGTTTTTAGAACGCAAGACGGCGCAAGCACAATGGGACTCAAGTTCACAAATAGCACCGTGGTAATTAATAGTGAAAGTAAGAAATTATCTCGTGTGATTTTGGGTGGTGACCGACGTGAAACGTCACTTGATGACGGTAGATGGGACCAAGGCGGATTCTCTGGAATTGTAGTTGAAACCATTAATGATGTCACAACGACGGATCATGCAAGAGCTGACCGTGTTAATATTATCGGAGATGATATTTATTTCTTGCATACATATAATTATGACACTGTTTCTAAAACATATTCTATGGGCTGGAAAATGGAAACTTATCCACCAACTTCAACTTATCCGTCGCATGTAGTTTTAAAACCATACGGACTCAGTCGTCGTAATGCTGACATCATAACAGGAGATGTACGCTTAGATAATGGGGACGGCTCTGGCTATTATGTTAGGTCTTGCATTCAAATTTTAAGAAACTGTTTTCAACATATTATCAACGGTGGTACATCTAATGACGCTATTAGTGCTATTAGGAGTTCTATCAGTCAAATTTCAGGAGTTTAATAATACATGGAAAATCTTAATCAACAGATTCAATCAAAACTTGCTTTAGAGATTGCGCAATTATCACTTGATAAAGCGACTCTACAAGCGCAGCTTGAACAATTACAACAACAAAATGCAGAGCTTCAACAACAACTAGAAGAAGCAACTGCACCAGAAGAAACAGAAAAAGGAGAATAATTATGGCAGAATCAACTACAAAAACAGTGTTTGTTATCAAAAACAATGACGGTCAATTTTTAGAATATCAAAACTACAGTGGCTTACGTACGTGGGTAAATGAGTATTCAGACCGTTGCATTTTCGAGTCACAAAATGCCGCAACGCTATATTGTCGTAATCTAATCGCAGAAGCTGAAATTCACGGTGTTAACATAGAATTCGATGTTTACAAACACAATAACACTGTAACTGATTTAGACGTCACTATTCCAGAAGCTCAACGCAAAAGTTACGGTTTGCCAGAAATAGTTGTGGAAGAACAAGCTGACACTGCAGAAGAATAGTGAGGTGGTTCTATTGAAGTGATGTTAACTCTTGCAGCAATCACACAAACAGAAGTGACTTATGTCAAACCAGAACCAGACGGACTCATGCATATTTTGCATATCATTGGCAATTTCTACGAAGACGGTATTGACGACCACTTAGCAGTATTCGCTTTGTTGGTCGTTATTGTTTTTGACATTTTGCTAGGTTTTAGCCGG